GGCTTAGACGCTGCGCAAATAGCACACGACAACTACACACCGGGTGACGAATTACCCTTGTATCACTGTGATTTTTGCGGCGGCGAGATATACGAAGGTGACGAAGCGTATTACAATTCGTTTGCAGATCGTTGGTACTGCGATAACTGTATACGCAGACGTACAGCGGAAAGAGAGGAATACGAAGAATGAGCATATATAACATATCGGCAAATTACAGGGCATTGTTTGATGCGTTTGACAACGCAGAGGACTTGACGGACGAAGAAATCGAAGCATATTTTGACACACTCGAAGGCATTGAAGACGAGTTCGACATAAAAGCCGAGAATATAGCCTGCTACATCAAAAGCCTTAAAGGTGACGTAGACCTGATAGACGAGGAGATTGAGGCTTTGAAGAGAAGAAAACAGGTCAAAGAAAACCTTATCAACCGCTTGAAAAAAATGCTGGTCGAGAATATGCAGCGAATCAAAAAGAAAAAAATCGACCGTCCGAGGGCAAAGCTAACTTTAAAAAATAACGCAGAACAAGCGCATTTTACAGATGAAAAAGCGTTTTTGAAGTGGGCAGAGGAACAGGACAAAGCTGAGTTTATAAACATATCAATTAAACATACGTTAAGCAAAACAGCGGTCAAAGCCGCCTTGCAGAACGGTGAAGAACTCCCCGGAGCGTGGCTTGAAAAGTCCGTTTCAGTCATCATAAAGTGAGGTGTTATTAATGGGTATGCCTGTACTAATTTACGGCAAATCGGGGAGCGGAAAAAGTCGCAGTATGAAAGAGTTTGCCGAAGACGAGATTTTTTTAGTCAATGTAGAACGGAAATATTTGCCATTCCGAAAGAAGTTTAAATATACGTATGAATCCGACGACGCCGAAAAAATCAAAGCAGGCTTGAAGAAAATGCCTACAAAAACCGCTGTCATTGATGACGCAGGCTATATTTTGACAAACATTTTTATGCGTGGAAATTCCCGCAAACATCAGGGAGGTGATGTTTTTGATCTGTACAACAAAATCGGCTATTCTTTTTGGAGTTTGTTTGAGTTCATAAAAACCGACTTGCCAAAGGACGTTATTGTGTACATCATAATGCACGACGAAACTGACGATTGCGGCAACACCAAACTAAAAATGTTAGGTAAACTGCTTGAACAAAAAGTCTGTGTCGAGGGAATGGTGACGATCTGTCTCAGATGTATCACAGACGAAAAAGGGCATCATTTTCTCACGAACACAGACGGTAGCGACATTACAAAATCGCCCGAAGAAATGTTCACAGAAAAAGTCGTTGATAATGATTTGAAATTTGTCGATGATACGATAAGAAAATATTATGAAATTTAATTAAGAGAGGTTTTAGAAATGAAAGGTTTACCTGATTACAACAATATTCCTGAGTATACGGACAGCGTAAAACTGCCTGCAGGGGCATACGAAATCACCATAAGTAGGGCAGAGGAGAAAAGCGACAAAACAGGCGATCAGCTTTGTATTCTATTTGATATTTCAAACGGTGAATATGCAAACTATTATATGGATAAATTTAAAGCTGAGAAAAGGTCTTACCCCGATAAAGCAAAGTACAAGGGGGTTCTTCGCTTGTGGTATCCAAACGGCGGGCAGTACGATGAAAGCAATAAAAAGCGTATGAAAACTACGCTTGAACGCATAAAGCAGAGCAACAACCTGCGCATTGACTTTTCAAAAGACTGGGACGGTGCCGCTCTCAAAGGCTGTAAAGTCGGAATGATTTTTCGTGATCAAGAGTGGAGCTACAATGGGATGACGGGCATGACGGCACAGCCTTATCAAGTAATCACACTTGACGCTCTCAGAAATGGCGATTTTACGCTGCCGAACCCGAAATATCTATCGCAAAGCGATAATGATAATTATACAACACAGAATAACAACTTTGTGCCGCTCGCAAGCCCCGAACCCGATGATCTGCCATTCTAAAAATGGAACTTAGAGATTATCAAAAAGACCTTATCGAACGATTTTTTTCTGCACTGGATAACGGCTACAAAGCCCCTTGCATCGTGCTTCCTTGCGGCGGCGGTAAGTCCGTTATCCTTGCAGAAATCGCAAGGCAATACACAGCAAAAGCTAAAGATGTATTATTTTTGGTACATCGTCAGGAGCTTGTACGTCAAATTTTTTCGACTTTTGTACACTACGGTGTAAGAATGAACTTTTGTAAAATTGCAATGGTTCAAACGCTCACACGGCACGTCAAAAGCACTCGAAAACCCGATTTGATAATCACAGACGAGAACCATCATTCACTGGCGAAATCGTATAAACGCATTTACGATTACTTCTCAGATGTTCCCCGAATAGGGGTGACAGCTACACCCGAGAGGATAGACGGTTCGGGCTTACAAGACGTCAATGACATTCTTATCGAGGGCGTGACTGCAAAATGGCTTATTGAAAACCACTTTTTAGCACCGTATGACTACTATGCGCCGATTGTTGATATGCCTAAATTTCATACAAGAAATGGTGATTTTATACAGTCGGAAGTTGCGGACTTTTTCGAGAAAAACAGGGCTAAAATTTATGGTGACGTTATCAAACATTACCGAAAAATCGCAGACGGAAAGCAAACTATTTGTTATCTTCCGACCGTGGAATTTTCGAGAAAAACAGCGGAAAATTTTACCGCAAACGGGATCCCGTCAGCGCATATTGACGGTACTACACCGCAGAAGGAACGAGATCAGGCGATAGAAGATTTTAGACAAAGTAAAATTAAAATTCTTTGCAATGTCGATATTGTTTCCGAAGGTTTTGATGTACCCGACTGCGAATGTGTTATACTTTTGCGCCCTACAAAGTCGCTTATTTTGTATACTCAGCAGTCTATGAGATGCATGAGATATAAGCCTAACAAGCGTGCTGTCATCATAGATCACGTTAATAATATTGGGCGTTTTGGTTTTCCCGATAGGGAGCGAGAGTGGCTCTTAGAAGGTCACCCACACAAAAAAGGTGAAAGTGAACAGCCGATGAAGGTCTGCAAAATGTGCTATGCAGCAGTGCCGATAAACGCAAGAGTTTGCCCGGTTTGTGGTGCTGAATTTGACTTTGAAAAGCACGATAAACAAAAGGTCGATACAGACCTTGTAAAACTTGACGGAGCAAAAAATAGGGTCAAATACTATTTAACTCCTGCCGAATGTACAACGTATGAGGAACTCAAAGAATACGCAAAAATGAAAGGCTATAAGCCCGGTTGGGTGTACTATCAACTAAAGCAAAGGGGGTGGCTTGGCGGTGAAAAAAGAAGAAACGAAGCTGCAAGACGCTATCCGTGCAGAGCTATCGAAGGCTGGAATAGTAAGACGTAATAATGTCGGGACGTTTCTTACAGCTAATGGTAATCCTATCAATATAGGACTGCCCGGAGAGGCTGATTTAACGCTTTTTCAAAAAGGCGGTAAAACTGTATTTATTGAAGTAAAAACACCCACAGGGCGGCAGAGTAAGCAGCAGAGGGCATTTCAAAAGCGTGTTGAGGAGTTGGGGTTCGAATACCTGATCGCAAGGGATTTAGAGGATATTAAAGAGCTTATCAAGAAGGTGGAAAGCGATGGAAGAGGACAGACTTAAAGAAAATCAAAGCAAAGGTTTTATCGTTTTGTTTCGAAGCCTGCTTGATTGGGAATATATAGATGATGATGCAGTTTTTTCTTGTTTTGTAAAAATTCTTTTGGCTGTAAATTATCAGGATAAGAAGTGGCATGGGCAGGAAATTAAAAGAGGGAGCATTGTTGGCAGTATTGAAACGCTTTGTTCAAAGCTTAAAATAAAAAAGGATACATTAAGAAGATGTCTTAAATTATTGAGCGAATGCGGAGCAATAACGCTTGAAGTTGTTCCCAATAAATATCATATCATCACGGTGACTAATTATCCTTTGTATCAAGACGCAGTTGTCGGAAAAACCGACAACAAGACCCACAACAGAACCGACAATAGAACCCGCAACAGAACCGACAATAGAACCCACAACAGAACCGACAACAGAACCGACAACAGAACCGATACAACTAAACAATATAATAAAATAAACAAAGGAAACAAGGGTGTGGGTGTTTGTGCCTACGGCACAAACACACCCACACCCCCCGAAAAAGAAAAAGAGGCGGCTCTAACGACCGTCTCGCCCCCGGTGGGGGCGGCGGTCGAGCCGCTTACAGTGAGGGAGTGGCGAACATACTGCGAGCTTAAAGGGCAGGACGAATACAAAGCTGACGAAGTATGGCGGGAGTGTAACGGTCGCTTTTCGGAAAAGTCAATACTGCAAGTAAGGGAATTTTTGAAAAATGGATAAAATAGAAGATTTGAGAACAGTTACAGAAATTCGTTTACTTGCAACGGCTCTGATGTCTGATGACGATGCAGTAAGATCAAAGATTTTTGAGTTTGCATACTATACATCGAATATCGGTGTGCAGCTGTCGGCAAAGTTAAAAAAGGCTTTCGAGAAGTACCCGAACGGAGATTACTCCGTTTACCTCTCGACACTCGATTTGGAAGAACAGAAAACTATCGTGCTTGCAATGGAAACGGCTGTTTCTCAGACTGTTGACGAACTGAGAGTTGACAGCGTTCTTGAAAACCTCAAAGAAACGGCAATTTCGGAACATATGAAAAAGCAAGTTTCGGAATTGTTTATCGCCAATGATTATACCGCAGACGATTTAAGGCAGATAGTAAACGAAACCGAAAAAGCGGATTTTTCGCTTGACCCGATACAAAAATACCTCGATGAGTATGGAAATCCTACTGAGCATATTAAAACAGGATTTAAAATTCTTGATGATATGCTCAACGGCGGCATGATTCGTGGTACTGTTGGCACTATTGGTGCTCGACCATCTGTCGGTAAAACCACATTTGCGGTAAATGTCGCTGAAAATAATCCCGATAAAAAAATACTGTTTTTTAGTTTGGAAATGTCCTGCCGAATGGTTTACGACAAGCTTATTGCCAGCGTTGGGAATATCGACTATAAAAACACTGTGAATCACGATGTCGGTTTTGACACGGTCAAGGCGGTTTTAGATAAACACAAAAATTTTACGGTGATAGACAACATCACCACAGCCGAGGAAATGACAGAAATGATAAGACGGTTAAAACCTGATATGGTTTTTATTGATTACATACAGATCGTTTATACAAAAAAGCAATATGACGTAATCCGCCAGCGAATTGATTATATATCACAGCTATTGAAACGCACAGCAAAACAGGTAAATTGCTGCATTATTTGTTTGTCACAGTTGGCAAGAAGTGCAAAAGAAAAGGCTACAATGTCGGCGTTGAAAGAGAGCGGAGGCTTGGAGCAGGACAGCGACTATATTATTTTGATTGAACGTCCCTATGTTTTGGATAAATCGGATAAAGAAATATTACCATCAGACACAAAAATAATCGTTGATAAAAACAAGTTTGGCAGCACAGGCGAAATAAAGTTTTATTTCGAGGGCAAATATCAAAGATTTACCGAAAACGAGGAACCGATGGGGCATATCAAAAAAAGTAATAAAAATGAAGATACATTGGAGGATTTGCCGTTTTGATGTATGAAAAAGATATTGAGGAGCTTACAGCAAGAGCAAAAAAGGCTGATCCGAAATCGGACGGCTTGAATTTGGGGGAGAAGTTTTTTGTAGAACTGCTGCATTTGTACATAGGGCAGTATAGGCAGAAAGAGATCACAGCAGAAGAATTGACAGCAAAGAAAAAGCTGCTTGAACGAGATTATATAAACTACCGTGATTTTGCAAAGATTTTTGAACAGCATTGCGAGATCAGGAATAAGCAGGGAGAACTGCTTATCAGGGCAGAGAAAGACGGCTGCCCGATATGTAAAGAGATCGTAAAGTTGTTTGATGGGAGGAAATAAAAAAAATGAATGGAATCAAATTAAAACCGTGTCCTTTTTGTGGGGGCAAACCGTACCTTGAAACAAACCACAGAGCATTTATAAATGCGAAAACCACAAAGGTGGCATATGTTTGGTGTAGGAACTGCAACGCACGAACCGAAAGAATACCGCTTGAGAAATACGGAAAAACGAGTCACAGCTTAGAAGCCGAGCTGGACGCAATAGCAGCGTGGAACAAACGAGCCGAAAAAACAGGAAAATGGGTAGTCAAAAAAGACCGTTTGAACAACACTTATGCCATATGTTCCGAGTGTGGTGCTAAGAACTACGCAGGAAATTTTAAATACTGTTTTGAGTGCGGTGCGAAGATGGAGGAAACCGAGAAAGCGTTGGAGGATTTGAAGTTGGAGGATTTGAAGAATGAGTGATGATTTAATCAGCAGACAGGCGGCGATTGATACATATCTGGAGACAGTTTCGTCGCTATGCGTTGACGAGGGTGACGGCACGCTTACTGCGTGTGCAAGAGATAGGGATATTCTCGAAATGCTTGAAAATCTGCCGAGCGTGCAGCCGAAAACAGGGCGGTGGAGAGATACAATTACAGCAGGAATCAACGAAACCGTATGTTCAGTGTGTTTATATAGCGGATTTCACCATTTTAATTATTGCCCATACTGCGGTGCGAAAATGGAGGAAAACCGAAAATGAGTGAGTGGATAGAACTTGAAACGATTGACAACGCAAAGATTTTTATAAATCCTCAAAATGTAGCTTGTGTTCAAGAAAGAGACAAAGATTCATCTTTTGTGACGTTTAATTATGCCGCAACAGAAGCGGCAGATAATTATGTAATCGTCAAAGGCGATTGTAGATACGTTGCTCAATTTCTTGATGATTTTATGGTGTTTTAAATAGAGGTGAGAGTAAATGAGAGATATTTTATTTAGGGGAAAGACACTTGCTAAAGGCGGGTGGATTTACGGGGATTTAATCAGAGACGATGATGATGTATGTATTCTGCAAGAAGGTTTAATTTGGAGAGAAATTATCCCCGAAAGTGTCGGACAATACGCAGGCTTAAAGGACAAGAACGGCACGAGGATTTTTGAGGGGGATATTATCAAGCAAGTAATTCCACATAATCTTGTTCAACCGTTCATTTTCACAGTCAATTGGTGCGAGGAATGCGCTATGTTTGTATTACCGTGCATAACAAATGACGCTTTTGAGTCCGATTTTACTGTTATGCGGTCAGACGAGATTGAAGTCATCGGCAACATTTACGATAATCCCGAACTGCTGGAAGGAGAGTGAGAAAATGAGAGTGGCAATCGTTGATGCAGACCTGATTGGGAGAAAAAGACACCGATTCCCAAACTTAGTGTGCATGAAATTGTCAAGTTATTATAAATCACGGGCAGAAGTTGTGTTAAAGACCGATTATAACGATCTGCATACTTTTGATAAGGTATTTATATCAAAAGTTTTTACCGATACGCCTATCAATAGTGCAATATTGGCATTACCGAATGTTGAGTATGGAGGTACGGGCTTTTTTTACGACAAAGCACCAAAACTGCCACACGAGATTGAGCATTGTATGCCAGATTACCACTTGTATGATGAATATGTCAATCGGCAAATAGAGCAGGGTAAAAAAAGATCGGAATTTAAATATTATTTAGACTATTCGATCGGTTTCCTCACACGAGGCTGTTTTCGTCAATGTGCCTTTTGCGTTAATAAAAATTACAAAAGGGTGCAGGAACATAGTCCGTTAAGCGAGTTTTATGACCCAACGAGGAAAAAGATATGTCTGTTAGATGACAATTTTTTAGGATGTCCGAATTGGAAAACTTTGCTTTTGGAATTACAGGAAACAAATAAGCCCTTCGAGTTTAAGCAAGGACTTGACGAACGCATATTGACTGCCGAGAAATGCGAGCAGCTGTTTAGAAGCAAGTATGACGGCGATTATATTTTTGCGTTTGACAATGTTGCAGACTACAACCTTATCAAAGCCAAACTGGACTTGATACGGCAGTATACGGACAAAGTTCTTAAATTTTATACATTTTGTGGTTTTGATAGGCGTGACAACTGGGACGATGATTTTTGGAAATCAGACCTGTACGATTTATTTAAGCGGATAGATTTGTTGATGCAGTACCACTGTTTACCATACGTTATGCGATTTAACCGTTACACCGAATCGCCGTACAAAGGAATCTATATCACTCTTGCAAGGTGGTGCAATCAGCCTAACTTTTTCAAAAAACTCTCTTTAAGGGAGTTTTGCAAAAAGGATCAGGAACGATGTAAAACAATTTGTGCGAGTGTCCGTAACATAGAGCAAGTTGCTTGTACTATGCCCGATTTAGCGGAACGATATTTCGACATTAAATGGAGGGAAAAAAAGTTGGACGAACAAGGAGAGTGATGTAATGTATATGCCAATTTACTGCTTTTGGGGTATGACAGATTTTTCAAACGCTCCGTCATTTACTGAATATGTTAACTACATTTTGTCAAGAAAGCATTATGGAAAGAGATTTAAGAGGGTGAGAAAATGACGATTAAAGAAGCAAAAAGCCAACTTGAAGAGCTGATACAAGACCGAAAAAGCTTTATTTGCGGCGGTGATGATGAAATATACAAAGCGGATATAGAAGCGCTGCAAACGGCAATGCAGGCACTTGAAAAGCAGATGCCGAAAAAGCCGATAGGCGGTTTTGATTTTGCAAATAACGAATATAAGATTTGTTGTGACTGTTCGGCAATAGTTCAAGACGGAGAATGGAA